AACGCAGCAGCCCTCGCAGCAGCCCTCGCAGCACCCCCCGCAGCATCCCCCGCAGCAGCCCCCGCAGCAGCCCCCGCAGCAGCCCTCGCAGCACCCCCCGCAGCAGCCGCTTCTTGCGATGCAATGCGAACTTTCACGCCAGCAGCAGCGGCGCCAGCCATGTCGGCAATGGCTTCGAGTTCGCGCAGCGCCTTGGCCTGAGTATGCAGCGCTGGCACCATGTCCAGCCACTTCGGCGTGTAGACGCGGATCAGCCAGTCAAGCGCCATGTAGCTTCGGCGCTCTTCGACTTCCTTGGTGCTGCGCGTTCCGACGATCAACGGAATCAACGGCTTGAGCAGGCGGTCACGTTCGGAATCACTGGGCAGCGAGTCATTCCATGAAACCATGAAGGCGGTGATGACGGGGCATGCACACTGCGGGGCATCGCTCCATGGTTCGCCGGCCACGTAGGCGACTGCTTCCATGACGCACATTTCGCCTTCGCTTGGTCTGTGATTACCGCTCTTGAGCGTTGCCACTTCAGCGAGACGGTCGGGGTTGATTGCTACTTCCATGCTCTTCTCCAGTTATCCGTTATTGAGGAAACTTGTCTGTTAATGCCCCATTGGGGGGGGGGACGAGGTTTAGGCGATGCCTTTATCTGCAAGCGCTTTGGGCACTTCGTCTTTTTTGATGGTCTTTTTGAAGCCCGCATTTGCGGCGGTGTGGAACACCACGATCCCCTCGGGGTCGTAAAAGCCAGGAGCGGCGACACTACCGTTTGCTGCAAGGTTATCAATGCAGTCCTGTGCCATTGCGGTGGCGAACATGCCGTCATACAGAACAGGCACTACGTGGCAGCAAGGAGGACGGCAAGATTCATCACCCCAGCGCTGAACATTGAACAGGCTGAAGCGTTTTTCTTGCAAGCCGTAGCGCCGTTGTATGCCTGCGCCCCACCACTCGCCGAAGTGACGACCTTCGCCAAGTTCTGAGAGTTGCTCAGCATGCTCTTTAACCCAGCGGGCGAAGCCGTATTTATCGTCTTCAGGGGTAATCCACTTGGTGCGCGAACCCGCATATAGCAGGAGGTCGCCATGCGCGGCAATGATTGGCGTGTCAGTTGGTATGGCTTCGTGGCCTGGCAGGCGACGGATGAAAATCTGAGCGTTCGTTCCGTCCAGTTTTTCAGTGATGATTACGCGACGGGTCAGCCGCGCCATCTTCGGAAATTCTTCAAACTCCATGCCGATCTCCAGTAGTTAATAAATCCAAACAAAGTGATTCGGAGGAGTGGCTGGGCTGCGTTCACCGCTACCTACCTTATTTCCCTATCGCTTTCGCGAGTCGTCGGTTTTCATTTAAGGGGGTCGTACCTCTACGCCCAGATCCCGCCATGCAACCACTCCACCGAATCACTCTCCACCTCAAGAGCGATGAATAGGACGGGCTGGGATTGATTCCAGCTTCACAATCGCGCTGCGTTGCACCCGCTTGACTGGACCCCGGCAAGGGCACACGACCTTCCGTGCTGCCATCCTATTCATCACTCTCCACCTCACCCCATGAGCTGCGATACCTGGTATCTAGAACCGCCCTTGTCATCTACGCAGGCTGTCGGCGAAGGATCGATGCGCCGGGTTCGTTTGCTTTTGAAGCGAGTGAGTGGACTTTGCCATAGTCGTGTCACACCGTCAAGCGTTATTTATCGTAGAAAACCCTAATAGGGTTTCGGGCTGTTGCATGAATTCCCTGGCTGTGCCACACTATACGACATGAAGACACCAAACACCAAATCAAAATCCGAGGGCGTGCGTTTGTCGCATGAACACTGGCCGAAGTTGCGTGAGCTGATTCAAGCTAAGGGGCGCGCATGGCTTGAAAAGCTGATTGACCGAGAACACAAAAAGATTCTCGAAAAATGAGAACGAAAAAAGTTAACCGCTACTGGTGCGACTTCTGCAACAAGGCGGGGCTCCAATCTCGCGCTATGGCTGTGCATGAAAAGCATTGCACATTGAACCCAGCGAGAGCATGTCGCGTGTGCCATCTGCTGGAAGGCTCAGACGGAGACCATGAGGACAAAAAGCCGCTGGCTGAGTTGATCGCCATGTTGCCGGATTCAACGGCATATAACTCATTAAAACCTGAGGACTACGCCCACTCATGGGAGACCCATCGAGAATTGTCTGATTCGCTTACGGCCGTATTCCCAGCATTTCGCAAGGCCGCTGGTGACTGCCCAGCATGCATGATGGCCGCGCTACGTCTAGCAAAGATTCCCGTGCCAATGGCCGAATGCTTTGACTATAAAAAAGAGATGGCGAGGGTTTTTGAACACTCGAATTCCGCAAGGAATGAAGATCAATATTATTGATTGGACAACCAAATGAGACTAGTAGTAATTGAGGCAAGCACATTCCGCTATGCAGTCTATGAAGACCGGGAGCGGAAGGCTGTTTATCAAGCGCCGTATGTTCTCGATGCGGTAGACGTGGAAGACCTACGGGCTAATCCGCCTTATTTGTTGCGGACAATTCTCACGCCGAATATTCCCGATGAAACCGGGCCACCTGTTTAAACCAATGGAGATTCAATGACAAATCCCTTCCTCTGGCGCGACGCACCAAGCGAGACAGGCGCATCTCTGGGGCGAACCCAGCGCGCACCGAAAAAGCCAGCGACCCCAATCACGTATTCAAAGAAGCCCGCGCACCACTTGCGCCCAGTTGACCAAACCCAATCCATCAACACCGAGAGGCCCAAGGCCAAGCCGGTCTATTCCGCTGAATAACAGATTAATCCATCAAGGAGTTGACTATGAGTGACCAGATAAAGCCGTGTCCATTTTGCGGAAATGTCGGGCTTGACTTTACGGAGGGATCTACGTTTCGCTGGATGCTTGCAAGTTGTAGTGAATGCGGCGCTACCTGTGGCGAAGAGCGCGTTCAGACATCTGGTAATGGCTACCGAGAGGATTGGTGGCAAGAAGCAAAAATACGCGCAACAAAAACATGGAACACCCGCGCCACCCAACCACAAGCACCGCAAGGGGGCTGGCAACCGATTGAGACGGCGCCGAAGGATGGCAGTGTTATCCAAATCTGCAGCGGAGGCGACTCGGTCCGGGCTGCTTATTGGTACGCAGCCAAAGGCGTCGAAGCGGGCGAGGGAAACGAGAAGTACCCATGGGTCTTTCTGGACCCCCAAAACGCCTATAGAGGGAACGCACTGGCGCCTCACGCCCTCACCGCATGGAGGCCACTCGACGCCGCCCCCACTGAAACACCAGAGGCCGGGAAATGAAGCTGCTGCTGCGTTTTTGCGAATCTATGAAGGTCACGCTCTATCAGTGGCGTTATGCCTTTTACGGCGTTGGCGTCCTGTGGGTCTTTCTTTCGGCCTTGGCTCTGATGTACGGGCCGTGGTGGCTATTCCCGCCATATCTGTCCATGGGTGCCGCTTACTTTTGGTTCTACGAGAAATGCAAGACCTGGAAGGCCAAACCATGAACGCCTGCGACCAACCCAAAACCGGATGGCCTGCCGGGATGCTTCAAGACGACAGCCCGGAACTCAGCCGCTGGCTTGCATCAAAGCCTGACGCATTGGTACACGTTCGGGCTGCTGGGTTCGTCCATACGCGGGCTAGGGTTACAGACTGCGACACTCCCAAAACGGCCGCAAAAGCCGCCACAACCCGCAAAGCCGACTCAGAGCGCATCGCCATTGCCGCCGCAGTTAAAGCTGCACCTGGTGGGCTTACGGCGCGTGAGGTGGCGGATTTGACGGGGCTGGATTATTACATTGTCCAGAGAAGAATCTCGGAAACAGGACTGACCAAAACCGCAGAGATTCGCGACGGTTGCCGCGTATGGTCGGCAAATAGCGCTTGACAGGCAGGAAAATATGCTGTTAAATACTCGCATCTACGGATTGGTAACCCGTAGTAGTTCTGACAAACGAATGCCGCTAAAGCCTCTTAGGTGTGCGGGTTTGTATAAAACTGAAGGTGCCCGTGTCAGCGGCCCGGAAGTGGTCACCAAGCCCAGCCCGTACACCTCAGGGGCTTTTTGCTTGGCGATCACACAAACCCCTCAGAGCGGGTTAGCAAATGGGCCTAAATGGGCCGCACTCAAGAAACATCGACTGCCACGTAAGGGCAAACTTGAAAGACTGGGCGCATTGCAGGGGGCCTGTGTTGTAGGCAGAACAGCCGAATTCACGAACGAACCGTCAAAGGCTGAAGTAGGGTGGCAGGGACGTGCCAGTGGTTTAAGCCAACCACTTTCTAAATCGTCAGGTTTCGATAAAGTCTTTCAGGTATCAGGTTCATTGTTCAACAGGAAAGCCGGGGAGGGTTCAGCCAACCCCTGCATTAGGCGACCTATGACTAAAAATAAAGAGGGTAAAAATGAATGATTACGAGGGGTTTGTAAGGTCAAAACGCAGGGCAGAAGTCGCAACGGGTCACGTTCCTGGCGAACTTAACGAGCATCTTTTTGACTTCCAGCACGCGATTGTCTCGTGGGCCGTTCGCAGGGGGCGTGCCGCCATCTTTGCCGATACTGGCCTCGGGAAAACGCTCATGCAACTTGCGTGGGCTGAAGAAGTGGCTGAAAAAACAGGCGGGATCGTCCTGATTCTCGCGCCGCTTGCCGTGTCCGAGCAGACCATCGAACAAGGAAAGACGTTCGGCATTGAAGTGGCCCGAGTGCCACATGGCGAGGCCCCTACATCATCCGGCGTCTGGATAACCAATTACGAGCGCATGGATTCCGTGGACTTTTCCGAATTGAGCGGAATTGTGCTGGACGAGTCCAGTATCCTTAAAAGCCATACAGGGAAAACCCGTACTGCCATTATTGAGGCCAGCCAAAAAGTCCCGTATCGACTGAGCTGCACAGCCACACCATCACCTAACGACTTTGACGAATTGGGAAACCAGTGCGAGTTTTTGGGCGTGATGACGCGCACGGAAATGCTGGCTACCTATTTTGTTAACGACACTGGAGACACGGGGACATGGCGGCTTAAAGGCTGGGGCGCATCGAAGTTTTGGGAGTGGATGGGAACATGGGCGGTTGTTTTGCGCAACCCTTCTGATCTCGGATTTGATGGCTCTAAATACGTATTGCCAGAACCTCAATATTTTGAGCATGTCGTCCAAACGGAACTAATCGGAGACGAGTTGTTCGCCCGCCCCGCCTTGTCCATGCTTGAGCGCAGAAAAGCGCAGCGTGACAGCATAGAAGCACGCTGCAAGGCATTGGCCGATGTGGTGAATGCCGATACATCGGAGCCATGGCTTATTTGGACTCACTTGAACGATGAGGCTGAAATGTTGGCAAGCCTGATTCCTGGTGCGGTCAATGTTCAGGGGTCAGATTCTCCAGAATCCAAGACCAGAAACATGATGGCATTCACGCATGGAGAGTTGCGAGTTCTTATCAGCAAGCCAAAAATATGCGGTTATGGCATGAACTGGCAACACTGCGCACGCATGGCTTTTGTGGGGCTTGACGACTCATTCGAGAAGTTCTATCAGGCCGTCCGCAGATGCTTTCGATTCGGGCAAAAGCGTAATGTGCATGTTCACGTTTTCACTGCTGAGAACGAAGGTCAGATTCTTGCCAACATTAAACGCAAGGAAGTAAATCACCACGACATGAGCGCGAACATGATTGAACACATGAAAGATATTATGAACAAAGAACTTGCCGGACAAGAGAACGTAGTCGACGAATACCGCGAAGCGACCCATGCAGGAGATGGCTTTACCGTTCACCTTGGAGACTGCGTAAAGCACACCCGAAAGATGGCCGATAACTCGATTGATTACAGCGTGTTTTCGCCCCCATTCGCGGATCTGTTTGTTTACTCCAACAGCGACCACGATATGGGGAATTGCAAAGACGATGCCGAATTCGTTGCGCAGCTGCGATTCCTGATCGCCGAGCTTTTCAGGGTCATCAAGCCGGGTCATAACGTCTCGTTTCACTGCATGAATTTGCCGACCACAAAGATGCGGCAGGGCTTTATCGGCCTGCGTGACTTCAGGGGCGACCTCATACGCGCATTTCAGGACGCAGGGTTTATCTATCATTCTGAGGTCTGTATATGGAAAGACCCGGTAGTCGCAATGCAGCGCACAAAGGCATTGGGACTGCTGCATAAGACCATCCGGGAAAATAGCACCATGAGCCGGATGGGGCTTCCTGACTACGTCGTGACGATGCGCAAGCCTGGAGAAATAACCGAGCGCGTCACCCACGGGGGAGATCTGCCAGTGCATTTGTGGCAAAAATATGCAAGCCCGATTTGGGACGATATTAATCAAGGAAGGACGCTTAACAAACTGCCGGCCCGTGATGGCAACGACGAAAAGCATATGTGCCCGCTGCAACTGGACGTAATCGAGCGGTGCATTCACCTTTGGACAAACCCAGGTGATTTGGTGTTTTCGCCGTTTACCGGCATAGGGTCAGAAGGATATTGTGCCGTCAAGATGGGCCGCAAGTTCGTTGGGACTGAATTGAAGCCCGCATATTACGAATTGGCGTGCCAGAACATCGACGATGCGCGGCAATCAGAGACAGAGGGATTGTTTGCCGAGGCCGCATGATGGACTTATTCGGCGACACCATAACCACGCCAGCCGCATCTACAACTCGCATGCCCAGCCTAATCAATGCTGCCTACGGTTTCCCCGAATGGTGGAAGGCCTGGCCCACAAACAGCCGCAAGGTAGCGAAACAGCAGTGTTTAGATAAATGGGCTCGGCTTGAGTGCGCAAGCTCCTACAGCCTGATCCTGGCTCATACTGAGTGGATGAAAACGCAGGATGATTGGTTGCGAGACAACGGAAGATTCGTCTGCGCCCCGTTGGTTTATCTCAATCAGCAGAGATGGGCCGATTGGGAGCCACCAGCTCCAACGAGGCCCAAGCACGATGTTCTGGCCGAGTTGAAGGCCCACGTAGGGGCGAAGCCGTCAGCCGAAACACTGGAACGCATTGCTCGGATCAAGAAAGGGTTGCCATCATGAACCACCTGAAAAACGCTATCGAAATCGTAGCTGATGCACCGATAACGGCTGAAGACTTTGCGGACTGCTATACGCATCTCCCGCGCTCTGAATGCTATTTCCTGCTAACGCTCTTGGCCGGCGCGGGGATCTTGCATTTCAATAACGGTGTTTATGCAATATGACATGCCAATCTTGCGAATCCTTCGCCAGCAACCGCCAGACCGGCAGCTACAACGCTAATTGCATGGACTGCGACGCTCGCCACCTATCACAAAGCCCGGTATATTTCGACGCCGTGAAAGCCGGGGCAATCACTGACGCCTATAAATGGGCGCTGAAAAACATCGTCGGCGATGGGGATTGGAAGACGCTCCACCTTCGCGTCAAACACTATTCTGGGCTTATTCGTGGAGAAGCCGCATGATCCCAAAGAAGACCGTCAAGCCTAAGACCTGCAAAAACAAGGCCTGCGGCACAAAGTTTACGCCTGTTCGGCCTTTGCAGAATGTCTGCTCAGGGCTTTGCGGTCTGACCTTAGCCCGGGGTGCAAGGGAGAAGGCGGAAAAGAAGGCGAAGGTGGTGGATCGGCGGGAGACGAAGGCCAAGCTGGAGAAGCTGAAGACCATCGCCAAACTGATCGCCGCTGCGCAGATCCCTTTTAACCTTTTCATCCGCCTGCGGGATAAAGACAAGGGCTGTTTCGTCTGCCTTAAACCGTTTGAGGATAAACCTGGCCGAGTCCAGCACGCCGGCCATGTTCGCAGCCGTGGCGCGGCTGGACACCTCCGCTTTAATGAGGATAATTGTTTAGGCGAATGCGAGGGTTGTAATGGCCCACGCGGGGCCAAGCCGCACGAAATCAAGGCCGGGGCTATAGCGCGCATTGGGCAAGAGCGATTTGACGCCCTGGAGGCTGACAATGAACCGCATAAATGGCAGCGTGACGAGTTGATCGAGATTAAGACCACTTATGCGGCCAAGGCCCGCGCACTGAAAGCACAACATGGTTAACCAGGGACATAGGTATCGCATGGGCTCTAGCAAAGACGTTCTGGCGCTGGAAAGCGGGTCCGGTGTGGTGAGGGTGGCCGAGATCGACACATCTCAGCCGTGGGGATTGGGACGGCCAGAGCATGTGCCCGCGCAATTTCTCGATCCATTGCCTATGCGGTATTTCCACGGGGCCACCCCATCATGACGTTCATCGAAGCAAAAATGGTGAGGGCTAGAGAACTATCTGGCGGCTACGTCAAACCAGAGCACCGAGCTGAAGCGATTTGGATACTCCGAAGCGATGGGAAGCGCGCCTTCTCTGCGGCCCGGTTCGATATTGATAACGAACAGGTTCGGCTGCTAGAGGTGGAGATGGGGAGGCTATCGTGAAATGTATGTTGATCCGCAGCGACACCGGGCTTCGCGGTTCAACCCCAGCCGATCACGACGCGTGGACTAAATTCAAGCGCAAGCTGGAGACAATGAAACCAGGCACTTGGATGCGCTTGGAGTGGAGTCGTCCACGCAACGGCCCACATCACCGGAAATTCTTTGCCCTGCTATCGCTGGTTGCCGAGAACAGTGAGACCTACAACACCACTGAAAAGGCCCTGGTAGCGGTAAAGCTAGCCGCTGGGTTCTTTGACCCATTCGTAGACCCAAAGACCGGGGAAATAATCCAGATACCGCAGTCAATCAGCTATGACGCGATGGATCAGGATAGCTTCGAGTTGTTCTATAGCGCCGCAATCGATGCTGTGCTGCAACATATTCTGCCAACGATTGATCGAGAAACTGCCGATAGGCTGCTGGACATGGTGATTGAGGGGTGGGGATGACCGTTCGTCGGAAATTCAAAAATAGTTGGAATAGGGCTTGCGTGGTGCCGCGTTACTATTTATGATTGGGCCATCAACCACCCGGGAGTAATCGAAATGCTGCAAACCAAAGAACACTACGAGCTTATGGCGGAATTCGAAAAAGAGTTCAAGGGTAATCGGATGGACAAAGAGGCGAAGCAAGATTGGCCGCGTGGCATCGTGTACGAAGATGGCATGACAAATAATCTTTTCCTTGCATATCGCAAGGGATATGGACTGGGTAAGGCTGTTGAACGGATGGGGGCTTAATGACCCGCACCGACCAACACCGCACCGCCTTCGCGGTCTACCAAGCGTTCCTCGCAGCGCTTTGGGGCCGCGAGTCTTTCACCCCCAATAACGCCGTAACGGCGTGATTCATCAACAGGAGCCAAAAATGAAAACAACTCTTAACCAAATCCGCGCCAAGTCGCCATGTACCGAGGGATGGCAGAAACTGCTTAGCCATCTCGGAAAAACCAAAGCTGATGATGAGCCGCTGAGCATCGTAACGGTGCTGGATAGCAATGGTCTGGATGATGCGCTGTGGTGCCTGCAAGCGGTCAAAGGCCGCGACCGTGAAATCCGATTGTTTGGCGTTTGGTGCGCTCGACAAGTCCAGCACTTGATGACTGATCAACGCAGCCTTGACGCGCTTGATGTGGCCGAGCGCTTCGCGAATGGTGCGGCAACCGAGGAGGAGCTGGCTGCTGCGAGGGCTGCTGCGTGGGATGCTGCGAGGGCTGCTGCGTGGGATGCTGCGAGGGCTGCTGCGAGGGCTGCTGCGTGGGATGCTGCGAGGGCTGCTGCGTGGGATGCTGCGAGGGCTGCTGCGTGGGATGCTGCGAGGGCTGCTGCGTGGGTTGCTGCGAGGGATGCTGCGTGGGTTGCTGCGAGGGATGCTCAGGCAAAACGCCTCCGTGAAATCTGTGCCGAATGTGACGCGGTTGCGGCTGTCGAATGACCGCAAAAACAAACGCCCAAAAGCAGGCCGACTACCGCGCCCGCCTAGCAGCCAAGGGGCTGACAGAGATTCGCGGGCTTCATGCGCCCCCAGTGGAGCATGAGGCGCGGAAGATTGAATTCAAGGCGGCGCTGAAAAAGCCCGTCAAAAAAATCCAGGAGCAGAAACCATGACAGACGAAGAGGATTATTTGCGTCAGACGCTACATCGGTTGCGCGTGGAATATGAAAAGGCTGCGGAACCCTACTGGCAGCAGCTTTACCGATTGAAGGACCTTGAGCCCATGCCATCAATCATGATTAATCTCGCCGATCTGCCGGAAAGTACGCGAAGAATGCTAGAAGGCCAAGTCGGCGAAATCAAGGAGTTGAAGTCATGAAAAACCTAATCGCCCTCTGCCTCATGACCCTGTCAATGGCCTGCCAAGCAGCGCCAACAGATCCTAAAAAGTGGGACTCGACCACTACTGACGCTCAAAAGCTCAAAGACGTTAAGGCCAACTACCGCGCCGTCTGTGAGCGCATGTCGGGCTATGCCGCAACCATCATGGCAATGCGCCAAGATAATTACGCATTTACCGAGGTCATCAAGGTCATGGAAATGCAGACCGGTGGAAACGAGCTGGATCCTATGGTGATGGACGCCTATGAGACGATCTACTTTCGACGCCATGAGCCAATGACGACTGATGCGATTCGTAGCTTTGCCAATAAATGGGGATTGATCTGCGTGAAATACTTTCGCCGGTAGCTACCAAAATCCTGCATTGATGGCTAGAATCCTGAAAACCAGGAGGCCGCATGCATATTCAATGCCAGGAAGCGACGTTAGAAGGCGATGACGAGATAGACGACAGCCCAATTATCCGCCTGATGACCAAAGCCGAGGAGTGCCAGAGGCCGGCGCTCACGTCGCCCTGCTCTGTTTTTGACCTGGCAGGCAAGGAATACGGCCCACGTCGGGTATCTAAGGCCAAGCCCAAGGGAGCCCAGAGCCACACGGGGCGGATCGACATGGAGTATGGGATTACGAGGGTTGCTGGTGCCGCCTACCCATCCCGAGAAGTTCGGGATTTTGACGAATAAAACTGGACTGGTCGGGGAAAGCCCGATAAAATACATGACGTGGCTAGGGCCTGCAGCTCGAAAGGCGATTCATCACCGCTTGCCACACTTTTTCTGATGACACTTTGATTAGGTGAAAACATGAAATTAACTCAATCCCCCGAATCCGCCATTGCCCAGCATACGCCCGGGCCTTGGGCGGTTAGCAAAAACACGCCGCTCATATTTGGACGGACACAGGGTGCGGGGCTTGAGCCTCTTGGCTTTATCTACGGCCCTCCATTTGAAGAGCGCTCTGAAGTCGGCCGACGGGCAAAGGCGGATGTCGCCTTATGCGCCGCTGCCCCTGAGTTGCTGGATGTGGCTCAAAAACTTGTATCGGCGTTCATGTCCCACACTCAATGGAATGGTGATCCTCCTGCGGAAATTATGCAAGCCCGCGCAGTCATCGCCAAAGCCACTCAAGAAGAAGCCAAATGAAGACGGATCAATACACCGCCGAACAAATTCAGCACTACAAGCAGTTTGAAAAGGTTCGCCAAGGTGGCCGATTCAGCATGATTGATCCTGAGGCAATGGCTGCGTCCGAGTTGGACAGGGACGAGTTCATATTTGTAATGAAAAACTATTCAAATTTGCGCGCAGCCGCTGCTATTGGGGAGGCGAAATGAACGAAGTTAAGATTATCGCCGAGCTGATTCAAAAGGCTCTGGATGCTGGGCCTACAGATGGCCCATGGCGTGGACAAGAGCTTGAGGCTCGTGACGGTAGTTTCTTCCCGTCATTCACAGCCCTTCCATCTGGCCGGTTTCACCATGACCCGCAAGTCGATGCTGATTACATCGCGGCTTGTAATCCTGCAAATATTCGCGTTCTTCTTGCTGCCATTGCCGCCCAACCCCCGCAACAAGACAAGCAGGATGCGGCTGGATTGTTGGATGATGCTGTGATCGATATGGTAAAGGCCGCTGGCCTGGATTGGCATGCTGGATTCAACCTTGACGACGAGAACCGTTACGGCACACTAGCCCGCATGGCATTCAATCTCGGTGCAGCCCAAAATCCGCTGGATTCGCCGCGATTCCACTATCTTTGCCAGGATATGAAAAATGGCCCAGAAAAGCGGGAGCGTGATAGGCTCTTGAACCGGATGTGCGTGATGACTTACGCCGCCATTTGCGCTGAAATTGACGCCGCCCGCGCTGCTAGCGTGAAGGGGGAATGATGAAAGCCGGAATCGCAATCGACACATGGAAGCTGCCAATCTTTGAGCGGCATCTGACCCAGGCCGGGTATTCCTTTGAAAATCAAGGCCAACTCATGAAGGAGGTCAAAGTTTTGTCAGTGACCACTGACAACGTAGACGCCCTCCAAGTCGTCATTAAGGCGGCAAACACTGAAGCCGCACAAACCGGGAACGGGACGGACTTTGGCGGAAGCCATTAAAATAGAGCCATGACGCCAGACCAGAAATTCCTCTTTGACCAGCTCACCCAGCTACAGCAGCGAGTGGCTACTAACGTCCTGTCCGGGATGAGCCAGAGGCAGGCTTATGTAGTGGGTGGGGGGTCGGCTGAAGGTGAGGGATCGATGGACGCCACATCATCCGAACTCCTAAGTAACCCTAAGGTGGTAGCGTTCATGGACGCCATGAAGGATGAGGCCGTTTCCGAGGCCGTCATGAGCCGTAAGGAGGCCATGGAGAAGCTCTCGGTGCTTGCCCGTACCGACCTGAAGGACTTGGTTGATTTCGGCTCCTACGAGCTTGGAATCGATGAAGAGTCGGGGAATCCAATCATCCAGGCATCGTGGAAAATCAAGAGTTCGGCAATGCAAGACCCGAAGCAGATGGCCGCGATTTCGGAGCTGACGGCCGGCAAGGATGGCATCAAGATCAAGACTCACAGCCAGATCGATGCCATCAAGCAGCTTGCCAAGATGCAGGGATGGGAGGCCGCGCAGAAACTGGACCTGTCCAATACTGACGGCACCCTAGCAATGCCTACCCGGATTGAGCTAGTAGCCCCGAAAGACAAGTGACCACGAATCAGGTCACGGCTCAGATTGAGCTACCCGCAAAGCTCATAGAGCTATTCTCCTCGCCATCAAGGTACAAGGCGGCTTGGGGTGGACGGGGGTCAGGGAAAACCCGTAGCTTTGCCCTGATGACCGCCATCAAGGCCTACATGCTTGCCGAGGAGGGGAAGGCCGGGGTGATCCTAAGCGCCCGTGAGTACATGAATTCGCTTGAAGAGTCCTCAATGGAGGAAATCAAGCAGGCGATTCGTGCCGTTCCCTGGCTGAATGCCTACTTCGATATCGGCGAAAAGTACATCCGAACGAAGAATCGGAAAATCTCCTATGTGTTCGCTGGGCTACACCACAACCTTGACAGCATCAAGTCAAAGGCGCGGGTGCTGCTGGCATGGATCGACGAAGCGGACTCTGTTAGCGAGATAGCTTGGCAAAAGCTGCTGCCCACGGTGCGGGAGAACGGCTCAGAGGTGTACGTCTGCTGGAACCCGGAGCTTGAAGGCTCGCCAACTGACAAACGGTTTCGCCAAACCCCCCCGCCCGAATGCATGGGCGTAGAGCTAAATTACTCAGATAACCCATGGTTTCCAGAGGTTCTGGACGTAGAGCGCAAGTCAGACTATGACCGGCTTGACCCGCAAACCTATGCCTGGATATGGGAGGGAGCCTATCGCCAGAACTCCGACGCGCAGATTTTTGCCAACAAATACCGTATCGCAGAGTTTGAGCCTAACCCCAAGTGGAACGGCCCATATGATGGCCTAGACTTCGGCTTTGCCCAAGACCCGACAGCCGGCGTGCGTTGCTGGATCGATGAGCCGAGGGCTACGCTGTATATCGAGTATGAGGCCGGGAAGGTGGGGCTGGAGCTTGACGACACAGCCCAATTCATCTCTGAGAGGATACCGGGATATGGCGGTGTGGCCATCCGAGCCGATTCGGCTAGGCCCGAGTCCATCAGCTATCTATCCCGCAATGGCTTGCCTTACATCCAGGCGGTAGACAAGTGGCCGGGATCTGTAGAGGACGGGATTAGCCACATGCGCAGCTACAAGGAAATCGTCATCCATCCCCGCTGCAAGGAAACGCTGAAAGAGTTCCGCATGTACAGCTACAAGGTTGACCGCCTGACCGGTGACATTCTGACCATTGTTGTGGACAAGTGGAATCATTATGTTGACGCCATCCGGTACGCCTTGGGGCCGATGATTCAAGGGCGCGGCCGGCTGAAGATCAGCAAAGAGGCGTTGGCACAAGCCGCAAGAAGGCGTTAGGATAAACTAGCATAATGCGTGCAATTTGGAGCAGTTATGAACAATGAGCCGACAGGCCGAGCCAAGGGCGGTAAAGCCGCATCAGACAAGCTAACCCCGGAGGAGCGCTCAGAGCGGGCGCGCAAGGGGGCTAAGGCTCGATGGGCAAAGAAGTCTGAGCCTCAGACTAAAACCGGCCTATCCCAAGGCATGGCAATGGCTCGCGCCAAGGCGGCAGAAAAGCCAGCGCCGCCCAGATTCTCCCCGCCAGCAATCATGCCCGGAGTAGTGCCCAAGGGTGAAAAGTCCGCTATTGCAATGGACTACGCACCGGGCGTGTACGACTTCGCCAACATGGGCGCATGGGGCGATAGCTACTTCACCCCGTTTCCCGGTTATCCCTATCTGGCCGGCCTTGCCACCCGGGCGGAATACCGCGCCTTCGCTGATTCCCTGTCCTCCGAACTAACGCGAGAGTGGATCAGATTCAAAGGAGCCGCAGCTATTGACGGCGATGGTGAAGACGAGCAGGACAAGATCCGCATTGCCGAGTTGGAAGACGCCATCAAAAAGCACAACCTGAAAGACCTGTTCAAGCTGGCGGCGGCTCAGGATTGCTTCTTTGGCCGTGCTCAGATCAGCGTGAACCTGAAGGGGGCCGATAACAAGCTGCCCATGGTTCTAAGCCCCAAGACCATCAAAATGGGAACGCTGGAGGGCTTTACCTGCATTGAGGCCATGTGGACAACCCCGAGCGCCTACAACGCCAGCGACCCTACTGCGGTGGACTTCTACAAGCCTCGCGAATGGTTTGTGCTGGGTAAGCAGGTGCACGCCTCCCGCATCCAGACGATCATCACCCGGCCACTGCCTGACATGCTCAAGCCGGCCTACAACTTCTCGGGTATCAGCCTGAGCCAGCTTGCCGAGCCCTACGTGAACAACTGGCTGCGCACCCGGCAAAGCATCTCAGACTTGATAAACAACTTCTCGATTACCGCGCTGAAGACCAACATGGCCAACGTGTTGCAGGGGCAGTGCGACGGGGCGGATATGTTCGCCCGCGCCGACCTGTTCACGCTTACCCGCTCGAATAAGGGCGTGATGCTGCTGGACAAGGAAACCGAAGAGCTGGATCAGGTCAATACCCCGCTTTCCGGCTTGCACGAGCTGCAATCCCAGTCTCAAGAGTTCATGTGCACCGTGAGCCACATCCCATCCATCATCCTGACCGGCGTAGAGCCTGGGGGCTTGAACGCATCGAGTGACAGCGCGATCCGGGTGTTCTATGACTGGATTTCCGGCCTCCAGAACGCGCATTACCGGCATCCCCTGGAAATCTGTATCAAGGTCATCATGCTTGACCTTTGGGGCGAGATCGATGAAACGATCACTTTTGAATTCGTCCCACTATGGCAAGCCAGCCCCAAAGAAGAGGCAGAGATTCGCAACGCCAACGCGACGGCGGCGGCTACTTATATCGACCGTGGGGTATTGTCGCCCGAGGAAGTGCGGGAAAACCTTGCAGCCGACCCAATGAGCGGGTATTCTGGCATTGATGTTTCCGCTGTGCCTGAGCCGCCTGAGCCTGACCCTATGCCGGGGTTCGGGGGTGGAGGGTTCGGCGATGATCCAGGGGCAGGAGGCAATCCTCTAGACCCCACCGCTGGTGGCACTGACCCACTGAAAACGCCAGAAGCAGCCCTTCTATAGTCGGTTCCACGTGAAACAGAAAACCAAAACGACCCGCGCCATCCGTCCGAACGCGGGCGTCCAGGCGGCCTATCACAAAGCCCTATCCAAGCTAGTCAAAGAAATGTCGGACAGCGTGGAATACTGGCTCCAAGCCTCATACAAGGCCAACACGCCCGATATGGCCCTAGCCATGGACGCCCTACCCTCCAAGGTGCTAAACAAGCGAATCAAGGAGCTATCAAAGCGCTGGACTACCCGCTTCGATGACATGTCGGACTTCATCGCTACCAAGTTCGTGGAATCGGGCAGAAAGGCGAACGACGCGGCCATGCAGAGCGCGTTTAAGGATGCTGGGTGGACTGTGCAGTTCAAGCCTACTGCCGCGATTCGGGATGCTATGAATGCGACGATTCAGGAGAATGTGAGCCTAATCAAGTCGATTCCTGAGCAGTACCTCAAGAATGTCGAGGGTTCGGTGATGAGGGGCTTCACTGCTGGCCGTGACCTTGGAGCCATTAGCCAAGAGCTTCAATTCCACTACGGGGTGACTAGCAGGCGCGCTGCCTTTATTTCGAGAGACCAGGCTAACAAGTTGTCCGCTACCGTAACGCAAGCCAGGCGCGTGGAGCTTGGGCTATACGAGGCCGAATGGGTTCATAGCGGCGCTGGTCTGCATCCTCGTCCGGAGCATGTAAAGGCTGGCAACGAAAAGCGCCGATATGACATTCGCAAAGGTTGCCTGATCGGCGGAAAATACATTCTTCCCGGCTATGAGCCTAACTGCCGGTGCAGCTCAAAGACCATCCTGCCTTTTTGACCCGACGAAAGGTAAAAATAGTTCTTGCGTTGTGTTGATTGTTTGATATACTTGAATCATCAACAACGAAACGGAGTAAACGAAATGACACTTACCGAAAGAATCAAAGCAGCACGCGTAGTAGTCAATGCACAGATAGAAGGCACGCCAGAATTCAATGCAGCTTGCGCAATCGTTCGTAGTCTGGTGTCCAAACAGACGGCAGCTGCGCCAGCTGAAGAATTTTGCAGCCTGGACAGTGGCATTCATCGCACGCGCATGATGGATGGTCGCTGTGTTTGATGAAGGTGGAACCTGAAACCCTGCGGGGTTATTTCTTGCGGATGCATCGGCATTGTCTGGTGCAAGCCGCTGCATGTCGCGCAAATCCAGCGCGTTGGGATTATTTCATGTGGAGTGCCGCAGAATGCAGGAAGAGCCTAAACCGCACGCCATGAAAGGCGGCAAGCGAGAAGGCGCAGGAAGAAAGCCAAGCGCTGACCCGGCAAATCAGCCCGTGCTGCTGAAGCTCACCAAATCCGAAAAGGCCGCATGGGAGGCATTGGGCGCGACTCGATGGCTTCGGCCCTATCTGCGCAATCAATCCAAGGCTTGACAAAATCACAATCTGCTACCATTGCCGCATTAAATAATGCAAATATGGCAATGAAAAAGGTTGGAATCGCTTTTGATAAAGCCTCTGTTCGTAGTGCGGACATGGGGAGTCATGTCACTGGCATTTATGCAATCACAGCTCCAAGCGGCTCCAAATACATTGGAAGCGCAGTCGATTTTGGGTTGCGGTGGAAGCAACATCTTTACCATCTTAGGGCCGGAAAGCATCACAACGCTCCTCTGCAAAAGGCATATGCAAAATATGGCGAAGCTGCATTGGTGTTTTCAAAGCTGCTGATTTGTAGCAAAGAAAACCTGCTTATGTATGAGCAGATTGTCATTGATGCGACAAGCCCAGAATACAATATTTGCCGAGTTGCAGGAAGCCAACTCGGGGTCAAGAAAAGCGCCGAAACTCGGTTGAAAATGTCGGCATCGCAACTTAGACGGCCACCCAGGACCGCCGAGACAAAGGAAAAGATAAGACTCTCGAATCTTGGCAGGATTCAATCCGCAGAATCAAAAGAAAAAACAACGGCTTCATTGCTGGCTTATTGGTCTTCTCCTAGTGTTCGTGAAGAACACTGTCAAAGACAGCAAAAAGTTGCAGCAAACCCAGAAACTCGCGCAAAAATTTCAGCCGCCCTAAAAGGCAGAACGAAAAGCGAGGAAGTTCGGGCTAGGATGTCTGCCGCGAAAAAGGGGCGTCCATCCGATAGGAAGGGTATTCCTCGCACCGAAGAAGCAAAGGCCAATATCTCGGCAGGACTAAAAGCATTCGCAGAGAGGAAGAGAAATGCGCAAGTACAATAGCTTGGCATTTGATCGATCTAGCGTCCGCACGTTCGATGCCGATGGCCGGATGCACGTCGCCAAAACCCGGATCAGCAAAGCCAACGTCTGCGAGTATCTTGGCCGCGAGATTCCAGACCCAGACAATTCGCTCGGTCTTGACCCAAATAAACGGTACAAGCTATACCGTGATCCTGAAGCCTTAGCTAAGGGTGCGTCTACTTTTAACAACATCCAGTTGTTACATCGTCACATTCAGGTTAGCGCCGACGATCCGCAAAAGGACTCAACAGTCGGGAGTATCGGTAGCGATGTTGCCTTTGAGGCCCCATATTTGACGGCATCCTTGTGCGTTTGGGATTCCGCCGCGATTGCCATGATTGAAGACGAAAAGCTGGATGAATTATCATCCGCTTATCGATATGTCCCGGTAATGGAGCCTGGTGTTTCCCCTGATGGTGAAGCATACGACGGGCGGATGACCGAGATTCAGGGCAACCATCTCGCGCTGTGTGAAGTCGGCAGGGCGGGATCAGATGTAGTAGTAGCCGACTCAAATCCATTTCCAAAGGAATCCATCGTGAAGAAAACCAAGCTGGGCATTGCCCTTATGGCCTCTCTCGCGGCGCTGTCCCCCAAAATCGCGCAGGATTCCAGCCTGCCGGGTTTGCTGGGCGGTGCTGTCAAGAAAACTTTCGACAAAAAAGCCGTGGTGGCAAAGCTGATCGCCATGGATGAGGCGGTTGACCCTGACAAGGCCAGCGAAATCATCGACGCTGTGACCAATGTTGAGGAAAGCCCCGAGCCGCTTGAGGTCAAAAAGACTCCAGCCCTCGAAGCTACGCCCGCCGTCAATCCGGCGCACGCCAAGATCATCGAATTCCTGACCTCCAAAGGCCTGGACGCTCCGTCGATTGAGATTGTCAAGGAAATGCTCACCGCTGCCGCTTCCCCTCTGGCCGCGCAAGACGATGACCTGGTGAAAAAGGAAGACGTTGACGCCAAGGTCGCCACCGCCATGGACTCCATGCGCGTTGAGTTCCGCGCCCTCGAAGCCGCAAAGTCTGCCGTTCGCACCACCGTGGGCGATGTGATTGGCATGGATTCTGCCGAGCAGGTCTACCGTTTCGCCCTGGATCACATCAAGGTCGATCACAAAGACTTCCCCGCCGCTGGCCTGGGCCGACTGTTTGCCGTCGCATCTGACCGCAAGGCAGTCGCCGCCCCAGTGTCGCGCATCGCCAACGATGCAGCACTGGCCAAGCAGATCCCCGGTCTCGACCGTTTCCGTTCTATCTAAGGAGAAGTCATCATGACTCTTGGTTTCCAACAAACTGTGAATCTGCAACAAGCTGCGGCTGTTGCCGGTGACTTCGCCTCGGCCAACCCCCGAGCTTCCGTTGTGTCGCACGAGGCTACTTTGGTGGCTGGCGCTGCTGGCGTGACCGTGGCCCGCTTCGCGTGGGCTACTCTGGCCGGCCTGGTGTCTAACAGCATCGTAGGCGCAACGACCAACAAGCCAACCGGTTTCGTGCATCGCCGCCAAGGTGCCGCGCTCATCACCGCCTATCTGGGCGAAGTGTCGAGCCTGATCCCGACTGGCTTTGAAGTCACGCTGATGGCGACCGGTGATTACTGGATTGCATCCTCGACCACTGCGGTCATCGGTCAAAAGGTGTTCGCCAATACCGGCGACGGCACGATTGCCACCGCTGCGGCTGGTGCGACCATTGCCGGTTTTGTCGGTACTGCCAGCTTTGCTACCAGCGTCATGACCGTGACTGTTGCCACCTCTGGCACCGTCAAGGTCGGCGACCTGGTGACCTCTGCGGGCGTTGCTGCTGGCACCTATGTGACCAGCTTCGGCACCGGCACTGGTGGCGTGGGCACCTACAACCTGTCCACCGCCCCCGGCACCATTGCCGCCCAGGCGGTCACGACCACCAGCTACATCGAGACTGACTTCACCATCTCCGGCTTCCCTGTCGGCGGCACTGGTGCTATCGGTGAGCTGTCCGTCATGTCCCGCGTTCAATAAAAGGAGCACTTAAATCATGAACCCCACTCTCCAAGCGCTCTTTGAACGCGCCGGCATCGCCTTCGATGGCTTCAATGCCCAAATGCTGCCCGAGGGCCGAACCTACCGGGACCTGATCGGTATCGCGCAGGACGGCTCCTTGATGGCCATGGACGCCGCCTTCCCGCTGGTTACCACCGGCAATTCGGGCATCCCTGCGATGCTGTCCACCTACCTTGATCCCAAAATGATTGAGGTTCTGGTGGCACCAATGAAGGCTGCTGATGCGGCTGGTGGCGAAGTGAAGAAAGGCGACTGGACCACGCGAACCGCGATGTTCCCCGTGATCGAATCGACTGGTGAAGTGACCTCCTATGGGGATTACAACAACAGTGGTTCGTCCGGTGCCAACTTCCAGTTCCCACAACGCCAGTCGTATCACTACCAGACGATCACCCAATGGGGCGAGCGCGAGCTGGCCGATGCTGGCTTGGCAAAGGTCGATTGGGCTGCACGCCTGAACATCGCGTCTGCTCTGGCACTGAACAAGTACCAGAATAAGACGTACCTGTTCGGCGTGGCTGGTCTGCAGAACTACGGCATGCTGAACGATCCAAGCCTTTCTGCTGACGTGGTGCCAAACACCAAGGCTGCGACGGGCACGGCTTGGATTCTTCCCTCCGGCCAAATCAACGCGACCAATCTGGAAATCTTGCAGGACGTTCAAAAACTGTTCTTCACGATGCAGGCGCGTTTGAATGGCTTGATCGACGTGGACACCCCAATGACCATGATCATGTCGCCGCAAAGCAGCGTCGGCCTGACCGTGGCAAACGGCACGGTTACCACTGTGACGGCTTGGGATCTGATCCACAAGGCATTCCCGAACCTGGTGCTGAAGACTGTCCCTGAGTACGCTACCGGCGCAGGCCAGAAGCTGCAACTGGTCGTGGACGAAATCGAAGGTCAGCGCACATGGGATTGCGCCTTCACCGAGAAGATGCGCGCTCACCCGATCATCCTGGAGCTGTCGGCGTTCAAACAGAAAAAGTCTGCCGGTACGTGGGGAACAATTTTGTTCCGCCCAATCGGCGTGGGTAGCATGCTCGGAATTTGATAGCTCTCAGTTTTTGATGCAAAATCGGGGCATCCTTGCAATAGCGGGGGTGCCCTTTTTACCAAACAGGAGAGAACATGTCCACAGTGACCATTGGTTGCCGCCTTCCGAGCGGCTTGATTATTGACCTCGGCGACAACAAGACGCCATCCGTCGAGTTGGCCGGCCAGCGTCAAGCCCAGGAACGCAGCAAGATCATCACCTTGAGCAATGAGGACTACGGCACGACCGAAGTTGACGCATCGTTCTGGGAGGCATTCAAGGCCCGCGTCGGCCCAGACTTCGCGCCCATCAAGTCCGGTGCCGTCTTTGAGGCCAAGACCGAGAAAGAGGCCAAGGCCATCGCCAAAGACCTGAAGACCAAGAAGACCGGCCACGAGCCGCTTGAGCAGGAAATCGGCGAAATCAAGAAAGCCTAATCATGGCCGTTGTGGTCTTCGACGCTACTCGTTTCAAAGCCGCTTATCCGGCGTTTGTTGCGGTAGCCGACGCCTTTTTGCAGTCCTGTTTCGTGCAGGCGGGTTTCTACCTGTCGAATCGGGATTGCAGTCCAGTGCAGAACCTTGCAGACCGCGAGCAACTGCTTTGGATGCTCACGGCGCACATCGCCTATTTGCAGGGGGCTTTGAACCCTGCTGGCGTGCCTGGTGGGCCGCAGCCTGTCGGGATGCTCTCCGGGGCTACCGAGGGTAGCGTGTCGGTGTCGTATAACTTTGGCCCGGTGACGAACCGGGAGGCTTGGTATATGACTTCACAATGGGGTGCGATGTTCTGGGCGGCGACCTCCTACCTGCGCTCTTTCCGATATCGCCCAAGGCCAACCCTGATCACCTGATATGTCAATCACAGGCGGCGACAAACTAGCAAAGGTACTCGCTGAAATCGGCGGGAGTGCTAACGGCCATGTCAATGCTGGGTTTCTGTCTGGGGCCACATACCCCGATGGCCAGTCTGTTGCCGCCGTCGCGTTCTGGAATGAATTTGGCCATGGTGGGACGTTCCCAGCGCCTCCAAGGCCCTTCATGCGCCCTGCTGTTGCAGATGACGCCAAGGCATGGGCTAAGACGCTTGCAGGCGCTTTAAAGCACACCGACTACGACGGCCCTGCTGCATTGGCGATTGCTGGCGATGCCATGATTTCATCTATCCAAGAGCACATCAAGACGGTAGATGGGCCGGCCCTTTCTCAAACCACCCTGCGCCTGCGCCAAATGTTCGGGAATCATCCGGAGGATATCCGGGCAAGCGACGTGCTCCAGGCCCAGCGTGACGTTGCCGAAGGTAAGCCAGTTTCCTCCAACACCAAACAGCTTAATTGGACGGGCCACATGTCTAGCAGCGTAGACATGGAGGTTAAGCCATGATCAACCTGCGCGGCATCGCCAATGCGGCTATCCAGTCGATAAACCCGAATATCCCGGTATCGATCAGCGTGCCGAACGGTTACACGATTGACCCGGATACCTTGATTCAGATCCCGGCCTATACGACGCTGGCGGCTTTTGGCAATGTACAGGCTCTTTCCAGTGATGACCTGAAACAGATCGACGGCTTGAACCAAGAGGGTATTCTCCGGGCTGTTTACCTCTATGGCAACTTCAATGGTGTGTTGCGTCCTGACAATCAGCCAACCACGGTACTGACCTTCTCTACCAATGAATCCGGCGTGACCAAGGATAGGTCGTGGAACGTCTTCAGGGTGTTTGAAGCCTGGCAGACGTGGTGTAAGGTGGGCGTGGTGCTGCAAACCGCTGACGAGGCCCTGCCATGACCACGGTAGCCCAGACAATCGCCTCAATTGGCACGTTTCTGCAGCCTTTGATGCCTGCTGGGACGAAAATCGTGCGGGGACAGTCGAATAATGTCCCCTCACCCTTGCCTCCGTCCATCGTTTTGACGCCTGTCGGGGACTACCAATACACGACCACTAGGTCTAAATTCATCCCTGACGCCATCCCGGCTAATGGGAAAATGTCGCATCTGATGCCTAAAAGACTGGCAATTCAGATGGATTTTTACGGTTATGTTGGTGGGGACATGTCGAATATCGCCATTACCGTCCTGCGCAGCATTGCCACTACCGGAGCCTTCCCTGCTGGGGTAACCCCCCTCTATTGCTCCGACGCCATCCAGGCCCCGCTGACCACCGGGGAGAAGCAATACGAGGAGCGTTGGAGTGCAACTTTGTCGCTGCAATACAATAGCCCTGTATTGATAAATCAAGATTCGTTTAACGTCGTCGGAGATGTGACGGTAGACCCGGTTAACGTGACCATCCCTGTGGAGTAAACCCATGACCCAAGCAATCCCAGTATCACAAATCGTCACAGTCAATCCGGCTGTTGTCAGTGCGGGCGGTAACCCGCTTTCGCTCAATTCCGTCTTTCTGATTCAGAGCACGCTGGTGCCGACTTCATCGCTGATGGAATTTCCAAGCCGCGATGATGTGGCGGACTACTTCGGCTCTGATGCACTGGAAACCCAATTGGCCGGAAACTACTTCAACGGCTACGACAATAGCACCAAGAAGCCCGGAACGCTGTTCTTTGCTGGGTACGCTGATGTGGTGCGTGCCGCCTTCATTCGCGGCCAATCTCTCGCAGGCATGACGCTGACCCAGCTCCAAGCAATCACCGGTACGCTGTCTTTCACCATTGACGGCTCGCTTGAGACTGGTACGGTCAATCTTGCCGCCGCATCCAGCTTCACGAATGCTGCCACGCTCATCACCACAGCTCTGGCAATGACGCCAGCCGCCGTGACGTGGGATGCCACACAATCGCGTTTCGTCTGCACTTCTGGCACGACTGGCGCAACGTCCACAATGACGTTCGGCTCTGGAACTGCCGCTGCTGCGCTGGGCTTCACTGCTGGCGTGCTATCCCAAGGTGCCGCAGTCGATACCCCCGCCTCTGCCATGGATCGCATCAAGCAGCAAGGCCAGAACTGGGCTGCGTTCATGACGCTGTGGGAGCCCGATATTGATGAAAAGGGCGACTTCGCCGAGTGGACGAACGACCAGAACAACCGCTACGCCTACATTGCGTGGGACTCTGACGAGGACTACACGGTGGCGAATAACGCCGCCGTATTCGGCTCGATTGTCGATGTTCTGAACTATGAAGGAACGGCGGTCGTTTGGAACACCGTCGAGGTCGCCGCCTTCGTCTGCGGATTTATCGGATCTGTTGACTTCCAGGCCTTCAATGGTCGCGCCACCCCTGCATTCAAGGCGCAGTCTGGCCTTGCTACCACGGTTGACACCCTCCCGGATGCCACCGCCGTGCTGAGCAACAACGCCAGCTACTACGGTCTGTATCAGGCCCCGGGCCAGGGCAACATCTACAGCATCCTCTACGACGGGCGCATGAATGGCTCGAAGTTCCGATGGCTCGACACCTACATCAATCAGATTTATCTGAATGCCCAACTGCAACTGTCCATTTTCGTGGGCTTGCAGCAAGTCAACTCCGCGCCCTACAACAGCCAGGGCGATGCGCTGATTCGTGCATGGTGTACTGACCCGATCAATGAAGCTCTGAACAACGGCTCGATTCGTATTGGCGTGCCACTGAGCGCAAGCCAGAAAGCCACGATCATCTCGCAGGCTGGGCTGGATATTTCCACTCAGTTGCTGGGCCAGGGCTACTACCTGCAAATCCTGCCAGCTACCGCCCAAGTTCGTCAAGCCCGCCAGTCGCCACCAATCAAATTGTGGTACATGGATGGGGGAGCCGTGCAACAGATCACCCTCGCATCCATCGCCGTTCTGTAAGGAGCACATAAATGGCCGAACGTACCATCACCGCCGCCGATGCCACATTTGTCATCAGCTCCGCAGATTTCGCACTGGCTGCGACCATCCTTGAGGGCTATGCGGCTGACGCTGCGTTTGCCACTGACAACGCTGATACGGCCGAAACGTCGCTTGGCGTTGACGGTAAGTTGTCCGCTGGCTGGGTGCCGCGCAGTTATAACCAGACCATCACGCTTCAGCCTGACAGCATCAGCCGAAGCGTATTTGACTTGCTGGTATCTGCCCAAGATGCCGCACGCACGGTATTTCGTCTCAATGGCGTGATCAACCTGCCTGGCAATCAATTCAGCTACAGCCTGAGCCGTGGCGTGCTGAAGAATTACACGTCCATGCCGAACGCGCAACGTGTTTTGCAGCCCATGACGTTTGTGATTGAGTGGGAAAAGGTTCTGCCTGTTCCAATCGGCTAAAGGAAATTAAATGGCACGACGCACAACTATCGTCAAGATCGAGGACGAAAAGAGCCGCGACAACGGGCGGGCATATCTCGTTACCGAAATGGACTCCGAGGCCGCTGAATGGTGGGCTATTAAGGTCTTGCTTGCTATCGGGGTGACCGATACCGACATTGACTTTAATGCTCCTCTGGCCCAGATGGCTCGACAAGGTTTCGCCGGGATCTTCAAGATGGCACCCGAAAATGCAAAGCCAATCCTTGACGAAATGATGACCTGCGTGCGGGTAAAGCTCCCCTCCAGTTCCGAATCTCGCAGCATGTTGGCCGGAGACATTGAAGAAGTCAAAACCCGAATGCTTTTGAGAAAGGCCGTGCTTGAGCTGCACGTCGATTTTTTCGGAGATGGCGGCGAGTAGATTATGGGCTTAGGCCGCCGAGCAAGCATTCTGGAAAGCTGATTGCGTATACCAATACGCCGGGGATCATCGCAACGCTAGTCTCGGCCCGCTTGGCTACGCTGAATGAGCTGCAGACGGTGCTAGGCCCATATGACGCCTACCGGCTGCTAGAGATACACATGATTGATCAGTACAACACGGGAGTACTCAATGGCAACGGTAATTGACTCCCTGATCGTCACGCTAGGGCTCGACTCGAAAGACTTCAAAAAGGGGTCTAAAGATGCCGAAGCTGACTTTAAACGCACAAAAACTACTGCCGCCAAGACCGGCAAGGATATTGAACAGGCCGGTAAGCAGGGCGCCGAGTTTTTCAACCAGCTCAGCAAATCCGCAATCAAGTTCTTTTCCGTCCTGACGGTTGGCCGGGGTATAGGCGATTTCGTCAGCAACGTCATAAATGGCGGGGCTCAGCTTGATCGCATGTCCACCCGCGTGAATGAGTCTGCTGCTAACCTATCGCGCTGGCAAGGTGCCGTAAAGCAGTCAGGCGGCACCGCAGAGGGCTTCTTGGCCACGGTGCAGGGCATCAGCAACCAAATGACCCAGCTTCAGCTTACGGGCGATGCCCCGATGGTGATGCTGTTGCAAAAACTTGGCGTGAGCGCTGTAGAGGCTGACGGCAAAGCAAAACCAATTCTCAAGCTGATCCGGGATATTGGCGATTCCCTGGATGACAAGCAGTGGGCGAATGCTGACAAGTTCAATCAATTGCTTGCGGCTGGTTTTGATGAGGGGACGATAAACCTGCTCATGCGCGGCCGACAAGAGCGCGAGAAGATGCTGGCCTCACAACGGGAATACAGCGACGCCGACGCCAAGGCTGCACGCGAGGCATCCGAACGGTGGGAGCTTGCCAAGCAGCGCATAGAGAAGCTGACTCAAACGCTGGTATTTAAATTGCTTCCTGCGTTTGAGAAAGTATTAGATGTTATAGGACAGCTTGGGGACGCTACCGTCCCTCTTTTGTCAAAGAGCATTGAAGGCTGGGGGATGATTTTCGACATTACCAAAAATTGGGTTGAGACGCTTTTGAAGGCGGTCAATGTTTTGGAGAAAATCACCGGGATAGATATTGGCGGGAAGATCAAAAAAGGTCTATCCAATGTTCCTTTGTTTAAGGCTGCGTCTTTATTCGGAGATGATAGTGAAGCGCCTGGGGCTAATGCAAAATCCAGCGCACCAGCTAGCCGTATGGCATCTGGGAAACTCAGTGGCGAATCTGCGCCGGTTTCCTATGACATGGCGAACAAATTGGCGGCGGCTGATAAAGCGGCAGGATTACCTCCAGGAACGATGGCATCTATCATGAAGCAGGAAGTCGGGGACGGAAAGGCATATCTGGATGATCCGTCTAAATACCATTATGAAAAAGACGCCGAAGGTAAGCGTAAGTCATCGGCTTTCGGACCGTTCGGAATTCTGGAATCTACCGGGAAGAAACCCGGTTATGGGGTTGACCCACTGAAAGACAAATCACTGGACGAACAAATTCGCTTCGCCTCTCAGTACGCAGCGGCTCGCATTAAAGCATCCGGTAGCGTTGCGGGTGGCCTAGCTGGTTATGGCGAGGGTTCCAAGTATGCCGATCAGGTCACGTCGCGGCTACCCGGTGGCGTCATGTCGGGCCTTCCCGCCGCTGGTGCTGGCAGGCAAAACTCTCAAGGCCAAAGCATCTCAATCGGGGAGGTCAAGGTTTACACTCAAGCAACCGATGCGGACGGAATCGCCCGTGATATGAATTCGGCCATTGTTCGCCAAGCCGATGCTGGTATGAGGTAATCTGATGTTCGGTATTCCACAACTCTTAAATAAATTACCTAGGGCGGTAGGATTTACCCTGCTCGGCAATCTGGCGAGTGGGATAGTCGATTTTCTGTTCCCGGCTCCGACATGGGGCATTTATAAAAAAGGCACGACGACGCCAGCCTTTGACGTAAGCAGCGTGGCCGAACTGTCCATTGGGGGAGAATCAAACGTCAGCGACTATCCGATAGAAGACGGTACTTTCACCACCTATAACAAGGTTTTGATGCCGAACATCTTCCCTATCGTCATGACGCGGGATGGATCACAGGCAGAGCGCACGGCTTTTTTGAATTGGCTGCAAGTCACTGTTGGGAGCTTTGAGCTTTTCGATGTTCTTTGCCCGGAGCGCACTTACAGGAACGTCACACTCAAGTCTTACCGCATCTCGCGCAGCAGCAGTTCAGGCGCGGCAATGATCATCGCCAATTGCATTTTTCAGGAGATTAGGCAGATTCCCGCTGTTTACTCCAGTTCCAGCACGCCTAACCCTGAAAACCAGCCGGCGACACCAACGGCCAGGACTCACCCAGTGCCAGATCAAAACGTCCAGGGTACGCCCTTGCCGCCGCTATAGGGGTTGCCGTGGCAGTTTTTACCATTCCCCTTACGCAAGTCCCTTCACAGTCAGTCAATGTGCTGCTGGAGGGTCAGCCCTGCACAATTGAGCTTCGCTTGATGGGCGGTCGGCAGTATTTCGGCCTTTCTGTGAACGGCACCGTTATTTGCAGAAATGTCCTTTTGGTCAATGCATCTCGCATCGTGCGGGCAAAATACACAGGGTTTATTGGTGACTTTTTCGTCATCGACACCCAGGGCGACGAACCGCCGCAATACACCGGATGGGGGACGCGATGGCTTCTAGCTTTCAGCAGCGACGCATAAGGCTCACGTTCCAGCTTGCAACGGGCACCTTTGCGAAAGCTGGCGACCCTGACACCATCACCCTTGAAGGATTCCGCTCCAAGGTCGAGATTCACTCGCCTGGGGGCTATGAGTACGCACAGTGCAAAGTGCGCGTGTATGGAATCGATAAAGTAGTGATGGACCGAATGACGGTCATTAATTATCAAAATCTTGACTTCATGCGCAATACGCTCCGGGTCGAGGCGACTGATGCAAATGGCTTATTCAGCACGATTTTCCTAGGCGAGATTTTCCAGTCATTCCCTGAATATGGGGCGGCTCCAGATGTACCGTTTACCGCAGAGGCCAGGTCGGGCATTGTCGGCTCTCTTGCGCCGGCTCCAGCCACATCCTACCCAGGCCCGCAAAAAGTCAGTGTGATGATGGCTGAACTGGCGAAGGAATTGAACCTCACGCTTGAAAACAATGGCGTAGAGTCGACTTTGACCGACCAGTATATGGGTGGAACACCGCTGCAAAAGGTGCAGCGCATCGCATCTGCTGCCCGCATCCAGTATTGGTATTTGCCCGATCAAGGGGTATTGGCCATTGCCCCCATGGGCTCGCCTAGGCAATCTACACCAGTGACCTATAACATTGATAGGGGCTTGGTGGGCTGGCCTGTCAAACTCCACGTCGGAATCGCCTTTACGGCCTTGTTTGTTCCACAGGTCTTCATCGGCTGCAAGATTCTCATGCAATCCAGCGTTCCCGCGTGTAATGGGGAGTGGTACATCATCGGGCTATCGCACCGACTGGATGCCATGGCTCCGGGCGGCGCATGGTTCACCGACTTTAAGGCTACCCCTGTGAGCCTTGCCATATCCCCGGGGATCGCGCTGCGGTGATCAAATGACCACGGATACCACCCTTTATTACGGACAGACCGACCCGACCACCAGCGACGGTGAGTGGAATAAGCTGCGCTTTGCTATCAACCAGCAGACTCTTGAGCTGAATACGAGCCTTCCCGTGCGCGTGCTGTCGGTGCAAGCCTCGGGCGTGGCTCCCGTGGGCTTTGTGAGCATTCAGATACTGGTCGATCAGGTCACGGGCAACGATATGACCGTAGCCCATGGTGAGATACCCAATGTTCCCTATATGCGCCTCCAGGGCGGTGCCAATGCGGTGATTATTGACCCACAAGTCGGGGATATCGGGCTTGCCTGCTTCGCCAGTCGGGATATTAGCGCCGTGAAGAACGCCAGGCAAGCCGCGCCACCGGGTAGCCGGCGCGCTCATGACTTCTCGGATGCTATGTATATCGGTGGCTTGCTCAATGCCGCCCCGACTCAGTACATCCATTTCACTGAAGGCGGGATAATCGTTCATAGCCCGTCCGCTGTCACAATTGAGGCTCCTGTCGCCAATATCATCGCCCCGACCATCAATTCAACCGGGAATTTGACGCACACCGGGAATGCCTCATTCATCGGGACAATGGAGAATAATGGGGTGAATATCGGTAGCGACCATGAGCACTTTGGATCGCCAACAGCTCCAGCCGGCCCAGTAAGCAATACCGGAACGCCAATTTAAGGGACTTCAATGTCTAGCCTATACCTTGACCCCGATACTTGGGACTTAGATGTTGATGCATCCCGCAACATCGCATTGGCGACCGACCAATATGCAACGGCTCAGACTGTGGCAAACGCTTGCCGCCTCTGGGCTGGTGAGGCTCCATTCAATGCCGAGCGGGGTATTCCATACGAAACCGAGATACTCGGGAAACAGCCTCCACCAAGCCTTTTATCATCGTGGTATGAAACAGAAGCACATACCGTGCCTGGGGTTGCCTCTGTGGTCGCGGTGCTACAATTTGACCGCGTATCCCGTCAACTTGGCGGGCAAATTCAATGCACCCTCACCGATGGGACCGTAATCAATGTCTAATGTTCCGGCGCTTCAAATCACGGCAGCGGGTGTAATTGCTCCGCAGGCTGTAGATATTCGCGCCGGGGTGCTGGCTGATGAAAACGAGGCATTCGGCGGTGAGTTGGATATTGTCACGCCATCAACTCCTCAAGCCAGACTCGCCGATCAGTTAACGTCCAACATCCTTGATGCCAATGCCGAGGTGGCCGAAGTTCTGGCGATGGTTGACCCGGCAACGTCTGAGGGCCGCTGGCAGGACGCAATCGGTCGTATTTACTTCCAGTCCAGAAACGGCGCAACGGCTAGCGTGGTGGCCGCTGATTGCGTTGGACAGCCTGGCGTGACGTTGCCCGCTGGCGCGCTGGCTGAAGACGACGATAACAATATCTGGCAGTCCACAGGCGCGGCGGTGTTCTCGCCTGGTGGCACAGCAACAGTTCAATTCGCCTGTCTAGTGCTCGGGCCTATTGAGTTGGGAATCGGAGCACTCACCAAGATCGCCCAGACCTCTCCGGGCTGGGATGCGATCACCAATCTTGCGCCGGCCACCGTAGGTAGTGCCACGGAAACCAGAACGGCGTTTGAGATTCGCCGACAGGAAAGCGTTGCCAAGAATGGACGGGGCACCCCCCCAGCCATCCGTTCGGCTGTTTGGGATGTTGCTAACGTGCTGGATGTTTTTGTCTATGACAACTTCACCAATGCGGTAATAAACTACGGTTCTACCAATTACCCGCTTGCGCCACATAGCATCTATGTCGGCGTGGTTGGTGGGATTGATCAGGATATCGCAAACGCCATCTGGACAAAAAAGGACAACGGTTGCGACATGAACGGGAATACCACGGTAGTCGTTCAAGACACCGAGGGTTACGACTATCCTTATCCTGAATACAACATCAAGTTCAATCGTCCAACCGCGCTACCAATCCTGTTCGCAGTTCAGCTAAAAAACAATACGGCATTGCCTTCAAACATCGTTGACTTGACTAAAGCCGCAATCATTGCGACGTTCACGGGGGCCAATGGCGCTCAGCGCGCCCGCATGGGAGGGCTAATTTTTGCCTCAAACTTTTACGCAGCAGTTGCCTCTCTGGGTGCCTTTGTGTCGATTATTTCAATCAAGATTGGGACCGTAACGGCGACCCTTGATCAGGTAGCGGTCGGTATTGACCAAACCCCAACAATTGACCCGGCAGATATTGCCGTGACATTGGTATGAAGCAGTACGCCGCATCACCAATAATCAATAAACTGATCGATGACCGACGCGGGTATTTCATCACCGGTTGGCAAGATCAGTTCTATAGCGTCGTTTGGAATGTAGATACGGCCCAAGGGTTCGGCCTGGACATTTGGGGCCGCATTGTCGTCATAGGTCGGCAGCTTCAAATTCCAAATACTGAGTATTTTGGATTCAGTACTGGAGTGTCACCTGAATCTTGGAATCCGTTTGACCAAGAATCTTTTTGGTCTGGCGGTGGAGATACGCAATCATTCACGCTTGCAGACCCGGCCTATCGGGTTTTGATTCTTGCTAAGGCGCTTTCCAATATTTCAGCAACTGATAGCCAGTCTCTGAATAACGTGCTGCAACAGCTTTTTCCTGGACGCGGGCGCGCATGGGTGAATGATCTGGGCAGCATGGCCATGCGGTTTGTGTTTGAGTTCGACCTAGAGCCGTGGGAAGTGGCGGTGCTTACAAACGGCAATGTCATGCCTAGGCCGGCCGGCGTATTGGCATACATTTTCCAGGCGCCACTAGAAACATTCGGATTTTCAGAAGCTGGCGATGGCCTGCCTTTTGACGATGGTACATTTTTGAGCGAAGGAGCAATTTCCAATGTCACTTAGTATCCCAACACAAATAGCCGTCCCATTTGCCGATACTGGCTTGAAAGTTACGATCCCTGCAACGTCAAATAACGTCACGGGTCGAGCTGGGTACAACCAAGGATTTCCGGCCATCAATATGACGCCAAAGGTGGCGGGAGGCATTCCTCCGTTCGGGACTGACATGAACGGCGTTCTTTACGATGCCTTTGTGGCCATCCAATATTTGGAAGCCGGCAATGGGTATGTGTACAACTCGACGTTTTCAACGGCCATCGGTGGGTACAGGCCTGGCGCCCTAGTTCTTCGAACGGATGGCCTCGGCTATTGGATTAACACTATTAATGCGAATGCCGTAGATCCGGAATCCGCTGGCGCAGCCGCTGCTGGCTGGGTGCCTGGTTATACCAATGGGCAGACTTCCGTCACGATGACGAATGCTAACGTCACACTAACGCCATTGCAATACGGGAAGCCGGTCATCGTCATAACTGGGCTTCTGACTGCAAATTTGAACCTCATTTTCCCGCCGATTTCAGCTCAGTGGTCGGTGTTCAACAACACCACCGGGGCATTCACAATCACATGCAAAACAGCGGCTGGGACTGGATCTGTTGTCACACAGGGCGGCGGTGAGTATTACTCCGGCAATGGAACAAACCTTGTGCCTGCAGTCGTTAGCACTCAAGCCATCGGAGATAACAGCCAGAAACCTGCCAGCACTGCGTATGCGGACCGGGCGGGGGCTGGCGGTGCGTCTGGTAATTGTTACCTGACTAAATCAGGAGCAAATCTTTTGTTGTCTCCAAAGAATGGCAACCGGCTGACGGTCAATGGTGTCAATTGCTCAGTTCCATCTGCTGGCGTCAGTCTTGCTCCCACGGGGTTACTGGCCACAACGCTGTATTATGTCTATGCTGTGGCAACGGCGGGCATCATCACCAGCCTGGAAGCCAGCACCACCGGGCATAGTACGGACGCAACTACCGGCGTTGAAATCAAAACCGGCGATGCTACCCGTACTTTTGTTGGCATGTCTTACGTGCAGGTTGCTGCCACGTGGTCAACCGTTCCAACACTTACCGCGTCATGGTTCAACCGCCGCCGTAAGACAACCACGGCGGCATTCTCCGCAAATCGGGTTTTGAATTTCAGCGGGTCTACTTCTGAAGTGCATTCAGAGATTCGATGCCCTTTCGTTACCTTCGGGGACGAGCCGCCCCAAGTCTCGATAACCGGCGCAGCCGTTGTCAGCACGTCTACCTCCTTCACTGTGGGGTTTGCCAGCCTTGACGGTGTGACAGCCGGCACGTCGTTTTTTGGAACTACGGTCCAAGTCCAGGCGAGCATTGCTGTTAATGAAAATAATTTTGCCGCGACGGAAGGGTTTCACTATTCCACGCTTTTCGCGAATTGTGCGAACGCGGGTAATTGCACCTTCATAGGCGGCGCTAACGGCCAAATATCTCAACAGGTAGTTATAAACGGGTAACACGATGCCAACAATTATTTTGAAACGTTTTCTGGGGGAGCATTCTTTCCCTGTTGCCACCTCTGCCGTGCCGGTGACACCACCCAGCGCCCCAGTGTCAACGTCTTTTTTGATGCCTCCAGGAAACTACCACCTTGGGGCCATTGGCCCGCACGCCTGTTTTGACGAGGGGTACTACCGATGGTGGGTAGGCAGCGTTAGCGCGGTCCGCATCATCTACGCGGGCGACGTTTACAAGCTCATGTCGTCCCTCGCGTGGGCGCGGGTAGATGGCGCTGCTGATGAGTCGGCAACCAACAGCCAGCTCACCTACAAAGCCACGGCGTCCAAGCTATCAATGCTTTGCGGAAGGACGGCGACCTGGGTGAAGTCAATTCTTGACGGGCTGGGCATCCAAAACCGCATTGTTAATTGTCTGACGGCTGGGACGCCAAACACGTACTATAACGGCCACGTTATGAATGAGGTGAAAATCGGCGGTAACTGGGTGCTGTTTGACCTGCCGGACAAATGCACGTTTGGCGATTTGTCTTTGCGCGATGCACTGCCCGTCCTGCCGGCAACGCCGCGCACAAAAATAGCGGCTGGCAGCTACTACGCCGCCGAGCCGTCTGTTGGTTTTGAGGTGCTGGCGTGGCATGAAAATACCAAGCTGACTCTTGCGGACCAAAACGCGGAGATTGAGCGGGTACTGCAAATCCCGGGCGTGACGCACACGGATGGGAAGGTTTACTTTTGTATCCCTCCCGGCATTACCGATACCCCGGCTTTGAGAGAGTGGATATTGGTGCAGGCTACCAACTACCGCGTACTTGAAAAGGCCGCTTGGGACTTGATGTTTTATCCTTAAAGAAACCGTTTCTCTCGTAATAAGGCACCACCATGGACTTTCCGCCTGATCTTGGCAAGCAGCTTGCAGGGCCTGCGGGCTCCGCTGTTGCCCTCTTTTTCCTTAAAGGGACATGGCGTACCTATGCTGGGTCTTTCCTGGGTGGGTGGGCCATGGCGCGCTATATTGCCCCCGTGGTTAATGACACGTTCCCAAAGTTGGGTCCGGAAACTTCGGGTTTCCTTGTAGGACTGTTCGGTGTTGTAGTCGTCAAGAAACTTTTCGATACGTGGGTGGAGTTTGACGCGGGCACAATTCTTAAAGCCTTCGTGCGTCGCACGCTCAGGCTGGATGAACCCTCAAAGGACAAACCCCTATGAATGCGTCAATCGGACTCATTGTTTTAGCGGCTTTATTGCTGCTATGCCTTCTTGGCCTCTGGAATGACAAATACAACGACAACTTGCTGCACTGCATTGGCATGAGCATTGTCGCCATGTGGGCAGTGGCAACGATTGCCAAGATCGTTTCTATCCGCTACGTTTCGGCGGATGACCTGTTTTTCTGGATAGGCGTCTTGTGCTTCGGCTCCGGAACGGCGGTGAGAACGTGGCTTTACAAGCGAAAACGTAATAGAGGGTAAGCATGTTCCCTACTACCTCAGAACAATGGCGTAAAGTGCTGATCGCGCTTGGCGTGAAGCAGTCCACAGCCACCCGCTGGGCTGAGCCTTTCGCTGAAGTCATCCGGCCCGACAAATTCAACTTGGGCGAAAGGGAGTTGGACGACTACCTCTCACAGATTCTGCATGAGAGCCGAAACCTTGAGTCTATGGTGGAGGATCTTAACTACAGCGCAGAACGCATGATGAAAGTGTGGCCTTCGAGATTCCCTACTTTGGAAAGCGCCAAGCCGTTTGAATACAAGCCGGAACTGTTGGCAGAGAAGGTCTACGGCGTGCGTAAAGACCTTGGCAATGACCAGCCAGGCGATGGGTGGGCGCACATCGGCATGGGGCTACCTCAGATAACAGGCAAGGCCAATTGGAATCGTGTGGCTGACTTGATGGGGCAGGATTACACCATGATGCGCTACCTGTTGACGCAACCCAGGTTCATTCTGGAGGCGTCTCTAGCATGGTGGGAAGACCGGATTAAAGACAGCGCGATTGACTTTCCTGACCGCGTTCGCAAGTTGGTGCAGGGTGGCGACTTGGGGCTGAAAGAGACGGCCATGCTTGCCGCTCGCGCCCGCCAGGCTCTGGCATGACCACTACCATCTTTCCAGTAATCCTATCCAATGGCGAGCAAGTCTTTGCGGTGCCTGGGGGTAGCTTGGGGGCACAACAACTCACCATCGCGTGCACAACTTATCCGAGCGCCGGTACTGCGCTGATCGAGTACCGATCACCCGGAAACACTGCATGGCAGACCGCGTACAAAGGTGCCGCCACTGCGCTTACGGTAGAGCGCGTCATGTATGTGGGCGACGTAGCTTCACAGTTTCGCGTGACATTGGAGGGTGTCGTTGGCGGCGCGGGAGCGACCTTTGCTGTATCGGACTTGGCGACGGCCGTTCCACCAGGCGCATGGGAGGGCACGCGAGGGTTAATCGTGCAGCCGTACACGGAGGCCAACGTAAAGAACGGCATGCAGTACTATCTTCGCGCTGCGTGGCCTCTCACCGACGTTATTCCCACAACGGAGTCCCGCAAGGTGTGGGTGAAGACCGGAACTCAAAAAGTCCTGGTGAAACTGCGTGATCTGCAGTTCGTTGCCGAAGAGCTTAGGCTTGAGCTGTTCCGCGCTCCGGTCACTGTGACGGGCGGCATTGACTTGACCATCCAAAACTACAACTCGATCAACCCTGTAGTGACCACGACGGTGGCGAAAAAGAACGTTACAACGGTGTCCGATGGGGTGCCCTTTGACGCGGGAGACCCTGAGTACTTTTATGGCGCTGCAGCTTCCCCGCAACGTGTGGCTGCTTCCATCCCCCAAGGCCGTGAGCGAGTTATTCCGCCCAACACCGAATTCATTGTCAAGATCACCAATACCGGCAGCGGCAGCGCCCGAGTGCAGTACTTCCTCGACTGGTTCGAGGGCGAGCCGGACCTACCGACATGACCCCCGGCACCGCACGCACCCTGATACAACTCGCCGTTGTGGGCGTCGTGCTAGGGGTGACGTTTGGCGCGGGTTGGACTTCTCAGGGCTGGCGTCTCGGCACCAAACTAGCCACGGTACAGAAAGAACACGCCGAAGCCTTATCTACCGCCCAGGAGCGCACGCGACAGGCCCAGGCGGCACTCCAAGCCGACAAGGACGCCAAGGCCGACAAGCTGGCCGGTATCGACTCCGAAGGCCGCAAAACACTCATAGAGGCTCAAAATGAAAACGAACGTCTTAACGCTTGCGTGCGTGCTGGAACTTGCGGGTTGCGCATCGCCGCCCGTTTCCCCGCCGCCGCTGCTGGTGTGTCCAGCCCCTCCAAAGGTAGCAGCGTGGATTCTGGAGCCGCAGCCGTCCTTACTCCTGAAGCTGGACAAGATTATCTCGATCTCCGCGCCGCGATAGCGACCACTGAGGGAGTATTGCGGGCATGCCAGCGCTCACTTGGTGAGCTGACTGGACAAGCCGTTAAGTAGAGCCTTCCACCGCCCCAGGCGCTGATACAGAACCAACAGCAGCAAGAAATTCACGCTTGGCTGTCGGGCCATCCTCACCGGGGCACCAGCCGAAATAGAGGGCGGCATCCGGGTTGATGGCGTGAATTCGCAGGCGCAGCTCATGTACGGCACGCTTGTTTCCCATGCGGCGGACTTCATTGATGCGCTCGTTGATCGGCTGGCCGGTGACTTTGGCCCACGTTTCGTAGTTGTCCCGGCCCTTGCAGATCGCCAGCAACTCGCGCTGAAAGTCATCAACAGTCGGCTCCAGCAATGTCCGGTCACCCATGATCTACCCCCTGTGTAGAAGTGCCGATCCAGTCCTCAATTGTTTCGATCAACGACACCTCGCCAGCGGGCGGTAGCCAACTGGGCTGGAAGTTTCCGTACTTGACGTTCCACTGTCGGAGCTGGCCCACGCAGGCCCGGTGCATCGACTTGGTCTTCCCGTGCCTGACCGATACTCCATAGCCGGTGCTTTTCAAGGAGCCTTGCCATATCCAGCATCCGTTCGCGTCCACCTTGTAGTGCGCAAATAAGTCTTTTATTGGTGCTCCCATGTCATTCCCCCTTGGCGGCGGCAACCATGGCGGCCCACGTCCCGCGTGGCGAGTGAGAATGCAGGTCAACGGCATGCGACCCTGCTGTTAGCATTTCCGTGGTCGGCTCAATCGGAACCAGCGCCATGCCGGGCGGTATCCCTGCTACTCCCATAGGCTGGGCGGCGCGAGTGTTCCAATCGGCAATAACCTTGTCTTTTTCGGTGTTCAAGGCTGGGCCGTTGGTGCCACATGTCTTGCAGAACGACTCCCAGCCGCCCATGTCCATGGCGTAGATGTCGGCGCTGCCGCAGAAAGGGCAGGGAAGCAACTCTGGCAGTTGGGGTATTGATTGCGTCATGTCAGGCTCCCTTCTTGGTGGACTGAGCGATAGCGGCGTCTATGGCCTGCGCAAATTCGTCACGTTGAGGCGATTTCCAGACGAAGTTGAAAAGCGTGTGCTCGATGGTGTGGCTTTTCACCTCGTTCTCAGCGCCTTCGGGTATGGCCTTGAACTGGCTGAAAAGGCTGACGCGCTGGTGCTCAGACAAGTCACGGAAAAACCGCAACTGAGTCAGCGCCTTGCTTCCCTCAAAGGGCGTCGGACTATCGCATACTTGACGGCGATCTTGCGTAGCCAGGGCGGCTTCGGCGGTAGATTGGTAGATGCCGCAGTCCATGCATCTCCGGTTCGGGTTGTTGTTGAAGGTTGCGAACCGGTGTGCGCAGCCCTTTTGCTTGAGGATGATGGCGTCTATGTCGGAGTGGTCAGAAGCAGTCCACAGGTACGAAACGCTGCCGTCAGTGACTTTGACTCGGCAAACTCCATACTCGTAGCCCTCGGGGTCTTGGTTTGAGCCGTGCAGAAATGCCAATCGCTCAGCATCCGTCACCTCCCGCGCCGCATCCCCCTGCACCCCTGCGGGTACTGGGGCGACGCTCACGTTTGACGCGAATACGACATTTCCAGCAGTTGGCTGCGGGTTCAACCGGACCCAACACTTACCTTTTGGGCACCCCGTGGTGGGCGCTGCGCAGGAGCCCTGAGCGCAGTTCGTTTCAAACTCGTACTGCTGATATTTCGGCTCTACTTGGGTGGCATCCTGCGCCTGGATGGCGACGCCGACATTGCGCGCTTGCGGTGCGGCCTGCCATGCTTCCCACGCCCGTGCTTGGGTCGCCGTTGGCATGTATTCAGCCCACCAGAATTCAAACAGATGCTGACCCTCACCCCCGCCCAAAGGAACAGAAGGAGCCGGGGTGGCGACTTGCCAACCAAAAACGTCAGCCAGCACGGTCTTGAGTTCGGCTTTCTTTTCCTCTGTCCACGGCTCATTCATGCCGGGGAATGGGGCGCAGACCGATCCCACTGAGCCACCAGCACCGGGGGAGGGGGTGACGAAGAATGCTTTGCATCTGTCGCAACCGCAATAGGCCGCTTCGCCACGCTGCTGCAAGTACTCCATCACATCGTGCGATGTGGGCCGTCCTTGGACTCCCTCGGCGGTGATCCAGCGAATGCCCCTGTGACCATCAGCGACTTCCTCGTCGGTCCATTTGTTCGGCCCATTAAAGCTCGGCTCCACCCCCACCGCAACCGGCGCATGAGAGGCGGACAACAGCCGACGCATTGATTCAAGACCGTGCTGCAAGTCGAAGCCGCCTGGGAACCCCGCGCCATCGCCATCAATGTCCGGGTCAGGTGGCAGGTATGTGAAGCCCGCAGCCTTCGCTTGCGCAATCACCTCGTCATCCGACAGTCGCGCCCTGACAGGTGTCGCCACCTCCTGCGGGCGGGAAAGAGCGGCGCGGAGGGCGGATTCAAAAGCGGCGCGCAGTCGTACTGCTTCGGCGTCATGGGCTTTTGCTTGCCGGATGTGCTGCGAGCTTTCGTCTGTGCCCGTGCACCATCTGCGCATGCCGTGTTCATCCAACATCTTCATCAACTCGGCTACTCTCGCCTCTACCGCCATATCGGGTGCTGGGTTTGTGTTTGGGGTGGTCATTGTTTATGTCCAGGTTTTTGCTACTGCGAAAGCGGCGCAGATGGTTGGATAGTTGCCATAGGGATGTTCCTCCCCGCCGTACTGAGGCACTTCGAAAAGCTCGATACGCCCGTCCGGGTGGCAACGGACCAAGCCGCCGCCTTCCTCGGAAAAATCCCAAAGCTCTATGACGCCTTCAGGTTGATATGCTGCTTTAAGGCTCACGATGCTCCCCCAGCCTTGGTAGTGGAGGCGAGGTCAACGCGGGTGAATTGCAGCTTGACGTTGTCGTCGGGGTAGGCGGTGCCTTCGGACCACATCAGCGCGCCGTACTCTTGCTCGAAGATGTCCTTGATTTGGCGCATGGACAGGCCCTCGATGCGCATATCCAGCGTGCCGGGGGTCTTCTCGAAATACATCATGCGTGGGTCGTACTTCGGAACTGCACTCACCCCACCCGCCACTGGGCGGCTGGCGGCGAAGGATTCGAGCCTTGCCAATGCCGAGTAGGTGCCGTTATGGATAAGGCCGGTTTGCAAGGCCTGCCGGATACTTTCAATGTCGGCGTTTGGCTCCCCTTGCGGTTCTCCCACTGAGGGAGTGTGGTCCATGAGCGTAGGCGCCTCCAGCTCGGCGCGATACCGGCACCATGCGGCCATGAAGCGCGGCCCTTCGTCTTTGTCGAGGCATGGCGCGTTGTTGTAGTCGTCAAAGTCGGCGTTATACGTGCTCGACTTCATGACCACCATGTACTGCCCATGGGGCCGGCGCTCGATGTGCTGGACAAGCGCCATCGGGATCGTATGAGACTTGCCTGCGTAAATCGACTCGGTGACGGTTTTCGCCTCCACCGAAACACCTGGTTCTGCTGTTGGGGCGACCTGAAGCGCCTCGTCTCCCTTGTGGGTGTGGGATTGGGTCATGATTTATTCCGTTTCTGGTTTTTCTGGCGTTGACGTTCCATGAGGCGTTGCGCTGGGCTACCGCCTGAGCCTCGGTAACGGGTGCTCGGCTTGAAGGGGTCGCCGCGTGGGCCGGCTGAGGCTGGGCGTATGGCGGGCGTTGCTGTAGCCATAGAAGCCATTGCCGCCATGGCGATAGTCGCGGCGAGAAGGCTGCGGCTTTTCACTTCGTCTCTCCTTGAGTAAGGGCGGCGCGGGCATGGTCGTATGCGCTGTCCAGATGGGCGGCAATGACGCCAGTAGCAACCGAATCACCGGCTGCATCTGCAAGTCGCATCAGCGCTTCCCGCAGCCTCCCTACCTCAGCCTCCTTGGCTGCAAGCAATTCCAGAACTTGCAGTTCGGACCAACCGCTCACGCTGCCCATGTGGTCGCGGTAGTGGCCTTCTAAAACGTGAGGTTCCGGCAGGCTCGGCACTACTGGAGGTTGTATAGGGGAGGTCATTGCCGAATCTCCCAAGGAAGTTCTGGAGCCTGTTTAACGTAGAAGACCTGAAGGGCTCCGTCGTTCTCGCGCAGCACCACGTCATAGCCAAGCTGGGTAGCCGCGACCACACGCTCCTTGAGGCTAGCCAATTTCCAGTGGTCATTGAGTTTTTCGGCCGGATATGTCCACATCAGCCGGGTGTGGCGATAGGCAATCTTCTGGCCGAACTCTTTGAACCGCTCCATGAGGCTGGTGTATGGATTTACGCGTTTCTGTTTTTCGCTCATCTCAAATCTCCTAAAGTGTCTTGCTGTAATAGGTGCGGATTTCATGCCAAAGCCCTCCATGAAAGGCTTCAGATAGCCGAATTCATTTAACGTTGACGAAAGGAACCGCGCCACCAGCCATGGTTTGTGGCAACTTGCCGTCCCACTTGGCTATAGCTTGGAGCTGGACGTAGCCCTGACCGCCTGACTTCTCCACCGCAGCCGATTGAATCGCAATGGCCTTGGCTTCACCTTCCGCCTGGGCGATACGTTGTTCCGCTTCAAACTTCGTGCGCTTCAAGTTGTTTTCAGCAGTCGCGGCTTTTTGATTCGCCGTCACTTTTTCCTCAATGGCAGCATCAAATGCTTTGCTGAATCCGAAGTTAACCAAGTTGACGTTCTGGACAATGAGGTGGTACTGCACCATACGCTGCTGCAGATTCTTGGCAATTGCTCCGCTGACCTCTTGGCGCTTTGTCACAAGTTCTTCAGCGGTATATTGAGCTACCACGGCTTTGAAGGTTTCATAGGTGGCGGGTTGTAGCAACAACTCAGCATAAGACAATGTAGGGTTACTGACATACAACTCACGGGCCTTGGTCGGATCAACCACAAAATTGACCATCAAATCAGCATGCACGCTCTGCAAGTCTTTAGACCCCGCCTCACTTTTGGCGGCATCAATACGTTGCTGGCCCATGTATACGTCTACGGTGCGGCTCCACGGCGCAATGAAGTGCGCGCCTTCAGTCAGCATCTCGGGGTGTACCTTGCCGAACGTAGTAACCACGGCTACGTGTGATGGCGGCACCGTCACGAACATGCTAAATGCGAAACAGATGAATGCCAGTAAGGTGAATACGCCAGACATGATCCGTGGAATCTGACGATTGGTTGGCTCGAAAATAAACATCGCGCCGAAAGCGACAAACGCGATTACAAGAAAAATGATTGAGACGATAAACATGATTTATTCCTTTGGGTTTGGTTGTCTTAAATTGCCGAATTCGAATCGCTTCAGCTCCGCTTCTTCCGGTAGCTAACTACCCGCTCAAGCCCTAGCTTATCAAGCACATCTTGCGATGGCTCTGACTTTTCTCCAATGCGAAGTCGCTGGAGATATGAGGGGCTTAATCCTATGGCCCGTGCCGCTGCACGCAAGCCGCCGTGTTGTTTGATAAGGCGTTCAATTGTTTTCTGCATAGGCGTCATAATACACGCCCAATCAAGCAACACAACTACCGTTCGTCGGAAAGTTGGACAATCATCCGTCGCGCCGATTCCTCCACTGCGGCTTCCATCTGGTGCGGCGTGGAATTCCTCAGAATTTCCTCGTAGAGGTTCACCGCATCAGTAACAGTCTCAAGGTCAGGCCCGTGAAATCCGTAGCGTTTGTGCCGTCCGAAAATGTCATCTACGCGGCCCATGGCTTGGATGGCGGTGAGCATCGTCTGCTCGCACAGCGGGTCGATATCCTCGGATCTAATCAGCCCGACATTGATACACGCAGCCAGGCGGTCGAAATAGGCAATGTCCGTCGTCCCATTCTTCAAAGCCTCGAATGCTACGCGGACGCGGTTCATGACCAGGGTCGCATGATCTTCTGGTGGCGGTCGGCTGCTGGAAATAACATCAATCCACGCAGTGGTTCGCTTGGCTCTGGATGCGGTGCGATGCAGAGAGTTCATGGCTTACCTCAGTGGTTATGCTCTTCGGCAATCTGGCGAACAAGAGAATCGAGGTAGACGTTTGCCGCCTCGCACTTGGTCTTGATCTTTTCTTCCAGCGCCAAATCGCGGGTGTACGGAACGACTGTCACGCGCAGCTCTGGCGTGATGTGGTCAACGATGTGTATTTCCTCGCGTTCGTAGCCGATCAGCTCAGGCGGGGTGCTGACAAGGCAGTAGGCAATCTCAAACTCAGGAGCGTCCCAAAGCATCATGTAACCACGGCCCTGCCATTCGTAGCCCTTGTCACGCCCTGCGGCGATGGTGGCCGGGAAGGTTGGCAGTGACCACGGCGACTTGATATCCGTTATCTTCTTTGGTGTGCAAATGTCGCACTCGCCAGTTATCCATGCGTTTGACCTGCGCTCGGTATTTTTCGTGTGATTGGTGAAAAACACTGAGTTGTAAAGCTCGATAGCCTGGTCTTCAACCTGAATACCTTTTTCAAGGTACTTGCTGGACACCTCATCGTCATAGCCGTAGACAAGCTGCTTTGCCAAAGACTCGATATAGGTCTTCGCCCCAGCGGATAGGCTTCTATCCCAGAATGGAGCAAGCAGAGCCTTGTCCTCTTCGGTCTTGACCTTCTTTTTGCTGATGACGGCCAGTTCGTCAGTCAACAGGGACGCATCAATGCTCTGTGCGTCGGTCATGATGAGCCCAAGGGATGAGCAGCGGAATTTATGCATGTGTGTCCTCCGGTATATCGGTCGCTGCCATGGCCGTAATAGCCTCTTGCAGCGTGGTTTCCTGGTCGGTTGTCAACGAATAGGCCCGCAATTGTTGCGCGGTGTAAGTGCCGGCCTTTATTGCCTCAATAGCCGCCATAAAGCGTGCAGGCTTGAGTGTTCGCGGTGCGGCATCAATTGCTTTGGCTGGCCGGTTTTCAACCGTCACAATACCCTCTGCGCCATCAGTATTCAGATGATGGATGGCCTTTTCCAGTCGTTCAGTTTTAGGCCAATACTTGTAAGCCTGTTTCACGCAGGTCTTTTTGATCATCTCGCTTTCGTCAGACTTCCACGGCCCGGACTGCCCAGACTTCCAAGCCTGCGAACGATTGCGAATGGCAATCGCCTGCTCATAAGTCATGGTGTGCGTCAGGTATTCACCGTCAGCGGTTTTCACCACAACATACACGCCGACAATCGCGCCACGATCAGATGCAAACGGGTTGAATTGGTGCTGTGGCGGCTTGTCGTAGCCATTCAGTGTGAATGTGTCGGTGGCGTGGACAAGTGCCGCCTGCGCCCATTTGATGGAGCCCGTAGACATGGCAAGATCCATCAAGCCCATGTACGAAATGTCCAAGCAAATCTTGCCATCACGCGGCACAAGATAGGCTTGCTTTTTGGCTGGGTTGAGGCTGATTCCGATAGCTGCGATGTTGGTCACAGCATCAATCACCGACTGGCGATTTTTCATCGCCACGCCAATCGTATATTCCTTGGTTGAGATTGCCTGGATAGCAAATCCGGCCTCACGCTCAAAGTTAATATCTTTGTCGGTAACTACTGACGCGAACACTTCCCGCGTCCCATAAATGTCATCCGAGATGACTTGAATATTGCTCATGATTTACCTTAAAAAAGCTGATGCCCGCTCGGCAATCTCTGCAATCTCTGCGCAATGCTCGGCAAAGAAACGATTACGGATAACGATGGTCGCTTGGTCACGCTGTTCTGACGTAGCCTTATCACCAAAAATGATCAGAATCAATTCTTCATTGCTGATCATTCCCCAGTAGCTAGATGGCTCACGCACACTACTGCAAGATTCAATCCACGTGCCGATTCGTTCAGCCGTGAGAAACTTCTCTTCGGCCATTTCGATGGCGATTTCCTCCAAAGTGAAAGCTGGCTTATTGCATTCCAGCTTGGAAAATCGTTGGACTGCTTCGTTGTGGCGTTCGTTCACAGTGGCTCTCCTACGAGCTCTTCCCCGATGCTCACCAGCTTGTCAAACAGAAAACTTTGCAGCTCGCGTGTCATATCTTTCCAGCCGTGGCGAAGATGCAGATATTCCTCGATCAGCGTGGAGGCCAGTTGTTTAGCGCCGCCCAGATGAAACACCCGCTCAGCGATGAAAATGGTTTCGTCTTTTGCTAGTCCTAGGCATCCTTCCCCAAGACTTTCCACCACATGGATGGGGTAGGCGTCACGAATAGTGAAGCCGATGCGCTCGCAGAAGTCCAGGGCCTTGTCCATGCTCTTTTGCTGGACGCTGGTGAGCGAAATCTGGCGCGGAGAAAACTCTTTCTTTGTGGCGTCTTGCCATACCTTGAGCGCGCTTGCATTGAGCTTCATGGAGCGGTCAGCCATGCAAAGACCCACAACCTCAAGAAACTCCAAGCTGGGCTCCCCGCTGCTGCCGTAGTCCAGACGCCCCTCCATCGTGTCTTCAGGAGCGGTGACAACGGCACGCAGAAACTGCTTATCGGTCGAGTGCAGAATACCGTTAGCAATGCGCCAGTACATCTCCCATTCGGACTTGATAGTGCGGTCTTCGGTCAGTTCCATCTTTGCCTGTTCGCAGTAGCAGTAAAGGCCACGCATGCGCAGATCGGATACACGCACGCCACGATAGAAAAACTCGCTGCTCGGGCGGTTACGGATTTCCAGCGTGCCGGATGTAAGCCATGGCTGATCTTCCAGAATGAACTTGTGGCTGGTGGCGAAGATGGATTCAAACTCGTCGCCTTGGACGATAAGCATGGTCTTTCCCGCCTCGGGATCAACCATGTAATGCTCATGGCGTCCTTCACCGTTTTCATCTTTGCAGTTGCAGGCTATTTCACGGTAGGCCATCCAGACCTCCCATTGCTTGCCTAATTCCGTTGTGAAGCCGATGGCGACCGGTGCGGCGTCATCAATCTTCATGGTCACGAAATCGAACTTCTGGCCGCGAACTTCTGACATTTCAATGCCGAAGTTGACGACAGTCAGGCCCGACATGACGGTAATGCGGTGGCCGGTGCGCAGCAGAACGGCGATGGCGTATTTCAGGCCGGTGCCGAAAAAGCCTATCGGATTCGCGCCTTCTTTGACGCTAACGCCGAAAGTACTGATTGAGCGAATGTCTATTTCGCCGGGGTTCTCAAAAACAATCACGTTGCTCTCCTTGGTTGATGTGGCCTCGGAAAGCAAAAAGGCCCGAAGTCCCTGCTTTCCGCACCGTGAATGCTTGCCCATTGAAGGGCTGGAAAACAGGGGCTTTGGGCCTCTGTGCGGTCAAGGTTCACGGCGATGACCACGAGATAATTAAACATGAAAAGATTCCGCGTGTCAATCAAAATAAAACGCGATGTAATCCCGTGGCGAACATCGCGGCCAGAAGCAGCAACGCACCCAGGCAGACGGAGCCTCCAACATAGACGGCGGTGTAGAAAAGGTCAGCCAGCCACTTCCACGGTTTGTCAAACATGACGATAGGAAGTGAAGGGTCTGAGCCGTCGCTGTTGGCCTGGGTTAGCTTTGATGCGCGCACTGGGCAGTTACGGCCTTGCTGACAATCGTTGTAATCACAGCAGCTCATTGCGTGTTCTCCTCTTTCGTTTGCGCAGCGATAAAAGACCGCAGGCGTTTGATTCTGGATTCGTGATAGGTCACCATAGCGCCCGCGTATTCAACGCCGGTTTTCGCGGTCAAAAATCCCAACTCAGCATCGGCCAGCTCGCGGCTTGCCATTTCGAGCGGTGTGAGTCGGCGCATTGCTCGTTTGAAGGCCTGGATCATTACTGGATACTCCAAAAATATAGGGCTGCGGCAAAGACAATCCCAAGCGCAACAGCCAGGGCAACGCTGCGCAGCTTTTCATTGCTGCGGGTGGTTGGGAAAAGTTGGCGATGGGCGCTCATGGCTTTGCCGCCAGTCCGCGCCAGTTCATTTGCGCCTGGTGCTTCCTTTCTCCATACTTGCCCCAGTCTGCATCCGGCCAACCCTCCGTTTCAGGCGAGTATGTTCCACCAGTCCAGTGGTGACCCGTCCAGTAGCGGTAGAAGCGATTTCTACCAATACTTGCGATGTAGACCCCACGGCGCGTAGGTTTTATGCCAGTACGCGCTGAAAACCAAGGCGTCAACTTCGGTTGTTTCTTGCTCATACCCCCTCCTGTGTGCTGGTGGAAAGGGCGGAGGCCTTGACTTCGATCATTTCGCGCACGAGGTTCAGCGCTGAAGCTTGGAGCCATTCGGTTGTAGGCTTGAGAACACCCCCCGCAGCAGCCCACGCAGCA